AAACTACGATGGTGTGGAGATAGTAAAAGACGATATCGCCAAGGGCGGGTTCGATCTGTTTATTGTGGACGAAGCTACACACTACAAGAACGTGCAGACAAAGCGGTGGAAAACCCTCAACAAGTTGGTCGGTGAGAACGACAGGCTTTGGATGATGACAGGTACACCCGCAGCCCAAAGTCCAGAGGATGCCTACGGTCTAGCCAAGATGGTCAATCCACTGTCGGTGCCGAGGTTCTTTAGTTCTTGGCGCGACATGGTGATGTTTAAGTATTCACACTTCACCTACAAGCCGAAGGACAACGCGAAAGACACAGTGTTCAAAACGCTACAACCTGCGATCCGCTTCACCAAAGACGAGTGCTTAGACCTGCCCGACATGGTGTACACAAAGCGTTTCATCGAAATGACCGCACAGCAGAAGAAGTATTACGAAACACTGCGTAAACGCATGGTCATGGAAGTCGCGGGAGAAGAAGTTACCGCAGCAAATGCCGCCATCAACATGAACAAGCTACTACAGATCAGCGCAGGTGCAATCTACACCGACGATGGGGATGTAGTGCAGTTCGACATCAAGAACAGATACCAAGCGTTGAAGGAAGTAATCGACGAAAGCAGTCAGAAAGTGCTTGTGTTCGTACCGTTCAAACACACCATAGATATGCTTGTCGATAAGCTAACCAGCGACGGCGTTACGTCAGAGGTCATACGAGGAGATGTTTCTGCGCCTAAACGCACCGAGATATTTGATCGTTTCCAGAATACATCGAACCCAAAAGTGCTAATTATCCAACCGCAATCGGCTGCGCATGGGGTCACGCTGACTGCTGCCAACACTATTGTGTGGTGGGGTCCGACATCTTCTTTAGAAACCTATGCACAGGCTAACGCTCGTATTCATCGATCAGGACAAAAACACAAGTGTACTGTAATACAACTTGCAGGGTCTAACGCGGAGAAGCGTATTTACCGTATGCTTGATGAACGTATTAACGTACATACTCAAATGATACAATTATACAAAGAAGTGCTTGACTAGGTATCATAGGTTACTATATACCAGAAACATAACTAAAAAACGGAGAACACAGATGGGCGTACCCATTGAGAAGTTAGTCAAAGCGTATATCGGTATACGTAACAAACGGTCAGAGCTGTCTGCTGAATTCAAAGAAGCGGACGGTAAACTTGTTGAGAAGCAAGATAAGATCAAACGCGCTTTGCTAGAACACTGCAAAGAGCACAACGTAGATAGCGTTAAAACGCCAGAGGGTTTGTTTTACCGCACTACTAAAACACGCTACTGGACAAGCGATTGGGAAAGCATGTTTAAGTTCATCAAAGAACATGACGTGCCTGAGTTTTTCGAGAAGCGTCTAAACCAAACACACGTGCGCGAGTTCTTAGAAGATAACCCAGACCTTGTGCCTATGGGCCTTAATGTGGATAGCGAGTACGTGGTGTCAGTGAGGAAAAAATGACGGAACAAGAAACACCGTATGTGAATATCAATAAAGTTGCATCGTACTTTCAAGTATCAGTGTCAACTATCCGTAAGTGGATGAACACAGGTGCATTGCCTGAGAGCACTTACATTTCTGTTGGTGAAATCTACCGCTTTCGGTTAGCCGATGTAGAAGCGGCATTGACAGACAGAAGCAAACAGGGTCAAAATGAAAACCCTACAAACAATGGAGAAGAACATGACTGAGATGTCATTATTTGAAAAGGGTAACTCCCTAGTAAGCAGCGATCTATTCAAGCAGTTAATGGAAACAGACGACAACTTGTCTGGTGGTTCTGGTGGCGGCACTGGCCTACGCCGAATTAGCCTGCGTGGTGGACGCTTCCGCGAGATCGTCGGTGGAAACCAAACAAACGTGAAGAGCGATGGGTTCTTGAACGTAGTTATTGTTGACGCCGCTAAGTTGGCTCGTACTTTCTATCAAGGGACGTATGATCCAGAAAATCCATCTGCCCCTACTTGTTGGTCAGCAGATACAAACGCACCTTCCCCAGATGTGCCGAAAGATCAAGTGCAAGCCGCTCGTTGCCTTGATTGTCCTCAAAACATCAAGGGGTCGGGTCAAGGTGAGAGCCGTGCCTGTAGGTTCTCCCAACGTATCGCTATCGTGTTAGAGGGGCAGATGGATACTGTGTACCAGTTGTCTATCCCTGCTACATCAATCTTTGGTACGCCGAAGGATGGCAAGATGGGTATGCAAGCCTATGCGAAATACCTGAAGGATCACAAGACACCTTCTATTGCTGTGGTGACACAGATGTATTTCGACGAGAACAGCGATACACCTAAACTGTTCTTCAAGCCTGTTCGTCCTTTGGAAGAGGCGGAACTGAAGCAGGCACTAGAGGCGCGGGATAGTGAAGACGCTAAGAAAGCGATTACCTTCACAGTCTCACAAGCGGATGGGGTACAAGCTGTCCGTGATGGTGATGTTGGCGAAGATGAAGTAAGCATCTTTCCAACCAAGGAAGCTGCCCCTGAACCAGTGGCAGAACCGAAAAAGGTCGCAAAAAAGTCAGAAGCTGCTCCGACTGAAGAAGCCGACCTCGCGTCTATCGTAGGCGAATGGGACGACTAACGGGACAAATTAGTCATCTACTACGGTAGAAGCGTAGCTGCGGCGGGGTTTGTTGCCTTATTTTCCTCGCCGCAGCACCAAACAAGGAGCAGCAGCAAATGGAAACAACGCAGATTTTACGGGGGCTACTCGGCAGTAATGGGCACTACTGCGTATTCGCCGCCCGAAGCAAAGATAACGTAAGAATACAGAAGTTCTATAATACCATCGAAGAAGTTGAACGTGCGGCAAACAAGTACGATAACGATGGGCTAGACGTATACTTTGCACTTAGCACATTTAAAGAACCCACGAACCGCAAGGGCGACAACGCTCAAGAACTCAAGTCTCTTTTCTTAGACTTAGACTGCGGCCCATCAAAAGAATACCCTACACAGAAGCTCGCTGTGGATGCGTTACGTAGCTTCTGTAAACAACTCTCCCTGCCTAGACCTCTTATGGTGAATAGTGGCCGTGGCATACATGTATACTGGCCCCTTACCGAAGCGGTTTCGGCGCAGGACTGGATCGAGGCCGCTGAGAGTTTGAAGATAGCGTGTAAGAATAACGGATTGCTCGCCGATCCCGCTGTAACTGCGGATGCTGTGCGTATCCTACGTGTGCCAAACACACATAATTATAAAGGCGATCCCGCTCTGCCTGTTGAAGTGCTTGGTGTAGAGATGCCTGAGCCTGTGGTGCTGTCGGAGTTTGTGTCAAAATTAGGCGTTATGAAGCCAGTTACCACGATAGATGTGGGTACGGACGCGCTGTACGAAGCATACGCAGAGAACTCTGAGAATGTTTTTAGAACAATCGTAGAGAAAACGGCACAAGGCAGAGGCTGCGCACAGATTAAGTATGTAATGATGCAGCAGCACGAAGTCAGCGAACCTATGTGGAGAGCGGGGCTATCGATTGCAAAGTTCTGTGTGGATGCCGAAAAAGCTGCGGTTAAGCTATCAAACAAGCACCCTGATTATAACGAAGCAGAAATGCGCAAAAAGTTGGACGAGATCAAAGGTCCATACACATGTGCACGTTTTGACGAGTTGAACGAAGGCGTGTGCCAGGACTGTCCCTTGTGGGGTCAGATCAAATCACCGATTGTACTAGGCAAGCGTATTCGAGAGAGTGAAGGTGAAATTACTATAACTGCACCGCCGCAGGGTAAGAAAGAACTCCAAGAATACGAAGTGCCTGTATACCCGAAGCCATACTTTCGTGGCGCGGCAGGTGGTGTATTCGTTCGTACCAGTGACAAAGATGGCGATCCTGTAGAGAACTGTCTGTACCACAACGACTTGTACGTTACTCGTCGCCTACATGATGAAGAACTTGGCGAAACCATAGTATTCAGATTACACTTACCTAAAGACGGTGTACGTCAGTTCACAGTGCCACTTACGCATGTCACATCTAAAGACGAGTTTCGTAAGAGTATGTCGAAGCAAGGCGTCACTGCATGGGGTAAAAACTTAGAGGGTCTTATGGCATATACGACTAGATGGGTAGATGAACTACAACATACTTCACACGCATCAGAAGCACACCGCCAGTTTGGTTGGGTAGATGAAGACCTAGAAGCGTTTGTGTTAGGGGAAAAGCTAGTCGAAGCTGACAAGATTACCTACAATCCGCCATCATCTAAAACCGCTAGTTTCATGGACAACTTTGAGCCGAAAGGTACAAAAGCGAAAAGCCTAGAACTACTGGACTTCTATAACCGTGAAGGGTTTGAACTGCACCAGTACGTGGTTGGTGTTGGTTTCGGCTCACCGCTCATGGCGCTGACAGGTTTGAATAGTATGGCTGTGCACTTGTTTGGGGGTACTGGGGTAGGTAAAACGACAGCGCAGTTTGCAGCTATGTCAATCTGGGGACACCCAGAATACTTGTCCCTACAGAAATCAGATACGCACAACTCACGTATGAACCGTGGTGAAGTCATGCACAGCTTACCTTTGATCTCGGACGAGATGACAAACGTCACAAGTATGGAAATGTCTGACTACGTTTATCAAGTGTCAGGTGGGCGGCAAAAGAACCGACTATCTGCAAACGGTAACGAGGAGCGTGTACGTGGTAAGCCGTGGAAACTTCTTGCACTGAGTTCTGGCAACACCAGTGCATGGGAAATTCTAAGCCGTGACAAAGCTACGCCGAAAGCAGAGATGCAGCGGTTGTTCGAGATCAAAGTTCCTAAGATGATTTTCGATCCTGCAGATGTCCAGAAGACAGCAGAACTGCATGAAGATTTGAAACTACACTACGGACACATCGGGCCAGAGTACATCCAGTGGATCATCAATAACCGTGAAGAAGCCTTAGCCACAGTACGTGGGGTGAAAGCTAGACTAGACAAAGCCGCAGGGTTGGGAGCTGAGAACCGCTTCTGGTCCAACGGTAACGCCGTTGTGATCGCAGGTCTGCTGATCGCAAACAAACTAGGGTTCGTTAAGTACGATGTATCTAAGATATACAAGTGGGTCGTGGGACAACTTATAGAGCGTAACCGCTTCGTCAACGATATCGGCGCATCTGTAGACGAGACAGTCGGTAACTACCTATCAGAGAACTACAACAACATCCTGAAGATCGAAAGCACAGAAGATTTGCGTGGCAAGAACGACAACGGCCTAGATCAACTTGTACCTGTTTCGGCAACGCCACGCGGTCAGCTTATCGCAAGGTTCGAGCCAGACACCAAGCATCTGTTCCTTATCATCAAGCCATTTAAGAATTGGTGTGTGGATCAGCAGATTAACTACGCATCACTTGTGGATGATCTAAAACAGAAGAAGGGTATGAAACGCGTGAAGAAACGTCTGACAAAAGGTACAGACTTTAACATGCCTGCACAGGACTGTTTGCAACTTACATTTGATGGATTTGACGAGGTTGACGGTGGATCAGAAGGTAATGAAACTGGATGATTTGAACCCTGATGGGCTTCGGATCACTATAAATTGGGACAATATGGACGTAGGATCATCGTTTTTCCTACCCTGCATCAATACCGATAAAGGTAAAAAACAGCTAAAAAGTGTTGCAAAAATGAAAAATTGGGAATTCAAGCTACAGATTTGCGTAGAAAACCAAAAACTTGGTTTACGAGTTTGGCGAACTATGTGATAGAATGTTTTTAGACAACTTCATACCAGATGTTGTTCTCCATTTGTAGACTTGCCCCCACACCTAGTGGGGGCTTTTTTCTTTTAGAAGTTAAAGCCCTGATCATACTCCTGCAGACTTCTCTCCATGAACGGTGTGTATGTCATGCCGCCGCGCATCTTTTCAGTAGTTCTACCGAATGAAGCCTGTGATCTTTTCTTAGTGTCCGCAGTAATTCTTGACTTCTCCGCGCCCTCTGGAAGCCCCTCGTTGAACTTCTGTATCTGTTGATCGATCCTACGTACTTCATCAATGTCGCCTTCACGTAACGCAATGTTACGGCGGCGTAGTAGTTTCCCACGGCGGCTGTTAATCGCTTCCTGTCTACGGCGGTTGTTCTTATTGAACTCCAGTGCTTGGATATACCCTTGCGGCGCAAACCCTGCCGCCTGCATGACTATGTTGTATGGGTTGATATCTTCTGTGATCGGATCACCACGGCGTGTTGTGGCACCTTCTGCTGCAAACCGTATGGATTTTAAACCGTTCCTAATCGCTGCAGGGGCTAGAGATTCGATACCTCTACGTACTTCTCCATCAGCGATATCCTTGACCCCGCGTTCCCATTGCAGACCTACACCAAGTACAGGACCGCCTAATTGTTCCGCGAGTGTCCACAACGCGGACTGGTCTTTTTCTACGATAGGTGCGCGATACAAAAGGCTGTTCATAGAAATACGGTTTGCTACGTCGATGCCCAGTATCTCGTTTGCCAAACCTCCATAGATACCTTCACCTACAAGTTTCCGCATTTCAGATTCGAAATCGTCCTCGTCATCATCTCGTAGCATATTAAACATTGCGCCGAATGCACCCATCAGTGGCATACCACCAAGGCCAGATAGTAAGCCTGTCATCACTAAGAAGTTACGCAACCCTGCTCTTGCGACTTTGTCTCCTTTGGCAGTTTCCTGCGCTAATTTCAGCATCATGTAATACTTGCTGATAGCGAAGCGTTTGAATAAAAACAGGATGTTACCTATACCTGTCTGTGCAATGATTGGGCGACCTGCCGCTGCTGTTGCGCCAAGACTGAACTCGGTATTGTCAATAGCAGACTGTGCAGCCTGTGCGTAGTCTGCGTCCGATAACTGACCTTTTTCTTTCTGTAGTTTTTGCACTTCTAGCATATAAGCAGAAACAAGTGTTGTCTCTCTGTTAAAACGCTCAGAGTGATGGAACATAAAACTGGACATGCGGTTCATAGTCTCCACCGCACTGCCTGGGTCTCTACCAATTTCCAAGTTCTCTTGTGTAATCGACTGGTTAAACTGCGCTTGATCCAAACCCTTTTCTACAAGGATATCCATGCGTAAATTGCCGAAACGTTCACGTAGTTGTTCTGGTGTGTAGTTAGCAATGGTTTTACCTGCGTACCCCATGTCAACTTCTTGCTCTACGGGCTGTCCATCAGGGCCAGTGACCATTACCATACGTTTAGTAGGCGCACCTAATAACGCTTTAGACGCTGTACTATAGGCACGGGTTACATTCGAAACACCGTACTTGCCTGCCAGAATAGGCATGGCACTCATTGCAACGTCGAAGAATGTGATAAGTGCTGAAGAGATGTTTAGACCCATAGTCATAGCAAAGCCCGTACTTGTAGCGACTTGCGACCAACGTGGTACGTTTGGACTTGCTGCAAACTTTGCGATCTGATCTAGCTTCTGTGCAAGCATAGCTGTCTCAGGGTTTGTAAGGTACCCTGCTTCAGGATCGGCAAGCTGTCTACGGAACCCTTCAATCTCTGCGGCGGATCGCATCTGCACAAGCTGACGGTTGAGGTCGCGGCCCTTTTCTTTCAGCATTGTATGCGCATCGAACACCTGCCCACCGATACCTGTAGGTGTAGTGTCGCCAATAAACCCTCGGATACCTTTACGGCGTCTAAAATTCTGCATAAATGAACGCTCGGGCATAGCATCAAGCGCAAGATCGACCATAGCCTGCATTGCCATCTTATATTCTTCGTCTGTTTTAAAGTTAGCGCGTTGCAGTTGCACTGTCTCTAAGACGTTGCGCACAAAGCTAGTAGAAGGCGCACGATCAAAGTTCATAGGTTTAGAGGATTCGGTGATCTCTACATCTGTACCGCCCACACCCGATACCGCATCTCTAGCCTGCTGCGCTTTACGTAGGGTTGGATAATATTCCACAAACAATTCAGGCTGACCTGTATCTGGATCAGGTGCAGTGTATGCTAGGCGATAGTTACCTTTACGTTGCAGTGGGAAGTAGGGAGTGATGATACCACTATCTTTTTGTAGCAGCTCACGTAACCGCGCAAAGGCTGTCTTACGTGCATCGGGGTCAGTGATCGTCGCCTCTAATCGTGCATCCAGTGCTTCTAAGATGTCATTGTAAGTGTCTTGGAAGTAGTTACGGAGTTGGCGGTAAAACTCTTGCCCCTTCTTATCCATACTTAGATACGCTTTGCGGAGTTCTTTGTACTCTCTAGACTTTTCAGGGTCTTGCTTGATCGCGTCGATATACTTGTTGTCAGTACGTGAAGGGTCAATCTGCAGATATGTACTGCGTGGGATTAGGTTGTTTAATGTCTGTGCATGTTTTTGATTTTTGCTTTGCCACTTCTTTAAGTTGTACGTCATTGAATCCAGCATTTCAGACTTTTGACGTAACGCTCCGCTCATGCGGTTGATGATAGTGTTTAACTCTTTGGCAAATGGTATCTTCTTTGACGCTACATCTGACAAGATGTTTACAGGTAATGTGTTAAGTGTCCAGCTCCTGGCAGTCTTTGCGATACCTTCGTTGTAAACTACATCTGCTACATCTAATGCTTTATCTTTTGCGTCTATATTGATCATCTTCTGAAGAAGTCCTGCACTGCCTTCTTTGGTTTGTGCTTCTAACAGCATAGCAGGAGCGGTGCGCGAGGCAGGGGATGGGGCCAATAGGTTTTCGATCAAGATGTCTGTTGCGTCTGCAGCGTTCTCTGGAGAGCGAGGTGCTAACCCCATTATTTTTCTGACAACACGTTTTACTGCGTCAGTAAACATCTCCCAGCCTGACTTTTGGCTACCATCTACGTTCAGAGCAGAAAGCATCAGTTGGAACTCAGGATTACTAAACGCCTCCGCTACAAACTCGTCTAGGTTGCGTGTGCCGTATACTTCGCCGATTTGCTCGGTTGCCGCGTCATAAATACTCTGCAGTAGTTTTACTTCGGGCAAGGACTTGTTAGCCAACGCCGCGTGGGTAGCTGCGTGTGTCATCTCATGCAGTAGTGTATGCACGTTCATGCCACGGCTTGCATCGATTTGGATTGTGTTTGTTTCAGGATCAAACAAGCCAGCAGCAGTGCGCCCCACGCGCCCAGATAGATTGTCTACGACCTGAACCTGCGTATCGCCAACCACAAGGCTTAATCTACCTGCAACCTGACGTACTTTTTCGAATGGGTTAGTAGCCGCCACGCCTTGCAGAGTTTCTTTCAGACGACCTTGCTGTAACGCGTTACGCATCGACGGTAGCAATGATTGATCTAACCCAAAGAACTCGTAAGCTACTTCGAAGTCAGTAGCCTCTTCAAGCAAGAAGCCTAGTTCACGAGATGAAGCCCAACCATCATAGAAGTCCATAAGTTCTTCGTCAGTTAGCTTGCGGTTATTATCTTCTGGGTCAAAGAAAAAATAATCGTCTTGCTTAGGTACTTTACGTTTCTTGAAGCCCATACTTAATAGATACGCATCGAATGCTGTTTCGCCCTTAACAGGTTTGGTTACACGGAACAGTTCTTGGTCTACGCCCTGAATACCTGCACGGCCCGCCATCTCTTCGTTAAGCTGCATCTTTTTAGCTGCGGCTGCGGCACGAGAGGCTTCGGTAAACTCGTTTGCTTCACGGTTTAACTGTTTATTGTACGCATCGTATTCTTTTCGAGTAACAAGTTTTGCTGTCTGAGCCATACGAGAAGCAGCGGCGATACGTGCCTTATTGCCTTTAGCAGATATTACAACGGTTGCATCAGACGGATTAAACTCTGTAGTGTCTCGCTTTGCTTGCACCCGTGCATCGCGCATAATCTGGTTAGCTTGTGGAGACATGTTGTCAAACACCCACTTACGTGCGTTCAGCGCTGACCCCTGTGTCATACCTTTATAGAACGGTAGTTGTTCTTCGGTGTAGTCCTTGGCGAATGTTTTCTTTGGCCCAACGACAGTAAGTGCACCGATTTCGGCGAGAGCATCTGATGGCCTACGGAACCGTTCAAAGTACAAACGTGCAGCTTTTTGGTTGTCGTCTAGGTCTTTCTTTTTCATAGACAGTAGTTCAACCACGGCTTCTTTGTCTAAAGCTGTTGTGGTGTCAGCAGCATCTCGCTCGTCTGCTACGGACAAGTCATGGTAACTTTGTACCGCTTCAGGTTGCTTTTGATACAGTTGGTTCAAAGCCGATTGCGCTGTAAGGTTACGCGCTTGTTCTGCCGCTTGTAGTTCTTCTTGCGGTACAGGCGCAGCTTGTACTTGCTCTACTCGTGGAGCAGGAGCGACAGGCGCAGGGATTTGTTGTGCTGCGGCACCCGTTGTTTGACCTGGGATAGCCGCTTGTTGCATAGCAGGTGTAGCAGGGGCCGTAGGGACATCTACTGGTTTGGCAGTTACTCTGTTTGCTAGTTCACGCACAGCCTCTACCGCACGTGCATCTGCTGTTTCTTCTACTTCAGCCTCTGCTTCTAGTGTATCTCGCTGTACTCCTGTTGGAGCGTCAACTCCGTCAGTATCCAGCACACTTCCTCCCACTGGTCCTCCGTCAGGTGCTGCAGGTTCGGCGGTATCGACAGCTCTACTGTCTGTCCGTCCGCTTCCAGCCACGCTTGGTTGACTACTTCCAGTGCTTGTTCTAGTTCCTTGTTCTTTAGGTCTAGCGCCATCTGTGCCCTCCAGTGTGTTTAAGAACTCTTGTACCTTATCTTTTGCAGAGCCGCCATTTCTGACATAACTCTGTAATTCAGTACGCACCTTTGGATCACTTACGTCAAGCCCTACGATTGAACGTTCTTTACCACGAACAATATGCGCTAGTTTCTGTATACCTAATTCTTGAGTTAGGAACTCCTCAGTAATCTTTGTTTCTTCTGCAGGTTTTGCAGTGTCAAGCATCTCTGCTTGCAGTGTATCTCTATCTTTGACCTGAATATCTGCGCCTTTCGGTGTGTCTACCGAAGACGTTTCTTTTTTCAGGTACTCGGCGGTTTTATCTTTCGCCGCTTTTTCATCAATATCCTGCTGTACCGCCTGCTCTGTCTCAGCACGTTCCGTAGCTGTCTGCTGTGCTGCACCTTGAATAGGTGTCGCATCTTCTGCATTGGCTTCTTCTGTAGCTTCTGCGGCTGTTTGAGTCTGTATATCAGTCGCTGCATCAACCTCTGTTGTTTCAGTGGCTGTTTCAGGTTCTGCTTGCGCCTGTCTTCTTTGCGCAATTATGGCTTCGATAACTTCAGGAGAATATTCTACGTCGAGTTCTTCTCTTATAAAATCTTCATCTGTGTTTGGGTCTATTAGACTTGGGTTTGCAGCGATAGCCGCAAGTGCTTGTTGCTCTGCGGTTTCAGTTTCTGGTGCAGGGGTTGTTTCAGTTTTAGTCTCTGTCTGTGGGGGTGGAGTTTCAGTTGTGCCATCACCTTGGAACGCACCGAATGTAGCGCGTGTACCGCCACCGATTAGACCCCCTGCAATGGCAGCTTCACGGTATTCTGCGATGGCATCGTCGCTGTCGATAGGTAGCCCAGCTTGCGCTCGCTCCATCATCTGTTGACCAACTTCGGTCAAACCTTCTGTAGTGGCACCACCACCTGCACGGCTAGTAGTTCTGGTAAGGACGCCTTTCCAACCAGCCATTCCTGTACCGAGCGGTTTTAGTAGCCCACCTAACAACAACTTGTCAGCAATACCTTCAAGAGTAGCTTGCCCGAACGTAGCTGTAAGCGCATCACCCACATCAACGCGGTCTTTCCTACCTGCGGCTACTTCGTCTTCTTGACGTTGGATATCGTTACCAAACAAAATCGGCGCAGTTGATAGCCCTGCA